AACGTCCCACGGCCATGAGGCGCGTGTTGAACGCGGTCAAGTCCATGTCGCGCTTCTTCGCCTGGGCCTCGAGCACCTTGGTGAGCCTGTCCGGGTTCTGGATGGCGAGCTCGCGGAAGGCGCCCGGCCGGTCGGCCGCAATGTCCCCCAGGATCCGACGGGTCTCGGCCTCCGACGACTCGCGGGCGCCCTCGCTCCGCAACGTGAAGGCGTTGATGTCGGTGCGCTGTTGCTGCTGCTCGAGGCGCCCCGGCTGGAGCTCCTCGGCCCGGCGGTTGGCGGCGAGCGCGTTGCGATTGCGGATGACTGCCGAGACATCGGGGAAGTCGGAGCTCGAGACACTGGTAGCCATCAGGTTGCTCCTCCTCCAAATGTCGCTCCGCCGCCACCACTAGCACCAGAAGCAATCGCCTCGCTCGATGTCTTGAAGAAGCCGGCAAGCGCGTCCCCACGTCGGGCCCGCGCCTCGTTCTCGATGCGGCCGATCTCGGATTGCTGCTGGGCGACGTTCTGGCCGGTCCCGCGGATGGTGGCGATGTTGCGCCCGGTCGCCGTCGAGCGTTCCGCCACCAGGAGGTTGGTGGCACTCTGCCCGACGTTCGACAGCGCGAGCAGCCGGTTGAAGCGGTTGCCCTGGGTCGTCTGGAAACGGTTGAACGCCCGGTCGAACTCCTGGGTGGCCTCGCCCTGGTTGAAGCGCGTGAGCTCCTTGCCGGCGCGTCCCGACGTGGAGAGGCCGCGGGAGGCGAGGAAGCGATTGATCCCGCGCTCGCCCTGCTCGATGCGGAACTGGAAGCCCGGATCGGCCTCGAAGTCGTCGGCTGTGAACGGAGCCGTGAGCTCGTCGATCTCCTCGCCGAGCGTACCGATGGACTCCTGCCCCACTTCGATGAACGGCCGGAGCTCCTCCTCGATGAACTCGAAGCCGGCCTCGGATTCCTCGAGCGCCTTCTTTTCCGCCGCTATCTGGATCGCCTGGGCGCGCTGTTCGTTGATGCTCGAGCCCGCGCTCGCCCCCTTGGCGCCGGCCACCAGGGCCGCACCGACGACAATGGCTGCTACTGCTACGACTGGCATAAGATTCTCCCCATGAGGTACTGGTCTCGAAGCTGCCCACCCTTGAGCAGCGAGCCGTGGGATAACCCCTCGACACCGAAACCGCACGCCTTCGCATAAAGGTAGACGTGCCGGGCCTCCACTTCGACCCAGGTGATGAGCTTGCGCGCCGTGGTGTTCTCCGCCATCCAGTCACAGGCCATTCGACAGCCGGCTATGGCGTGCTTGCCCCGGTACTCTTTCAGGATGCCGGTGTGCCACTCGAAGGTGATCGAGTTGCTGGGCGTGACGATGAAGATCCCCATCGGTTCATCACCCAGCCACGGCACCAGGTAGTAGACCGAATCGTGGAACGCCGGCACGAAGTCCTCGGGCGAGCCGGTCCCGTCGTCGCTGCCCTCGGCCCACACGTCCGGGTCGGTGAGGATCGCGGCGACCAGTTGGGGGTCGCTTGTTCTGCTGACTTCGATCACGGGTTGAACACCACGATCACCAGGTCGAGGTTGGCGCCGCCGTTCGCGCCAGGCATCGGGTTGCGCATCCGAAGGCCCACCAGGTCGTCGGCGTCCACCCATCCGTCGAAGGCAATATTGAAGTTCGGTGGCGCGAGCACGGGCGTGACATTGACGGCACCACCCACGCGGGCCCCGGTGACGGCGGCCTGGGCGCGGAGCTCCGAGTTCGGGCTAATGAACCAGCCAAACTCGTTCTGCCCGGCCCAAATGATGGCGTTCTCGCGGTGCAAGATAATCGCCGCCGGCTGGATGGCGCGGAGCGCGCGGTTGACCTGCTCCTGCCATACGCCGAAAACGCGCGGCGTGAGCTCGGTGCCTTTGCGTGGACTCGAGACATGGCTCATAGACTCGCCTTGAGCTCCATCCCCACGATCACCCTTTTCACGGGGTCGGTGACGGTGAGCTCGTAGACGCGATCCCGAGCTCGCCCGAGGGATCGCCAGATGGCGCGGGCCCGGTATTCGCCGCCCTTGCCGATGCTCCGCCAGTTCTCATTGCTCCAAGTGGCACCGCCGTCGTTCGACCAGCGCAGCATCGCCTGGGGGTCGGCGCCCTGGCCGGTGGCGATCCCGACACCAGGTTCAAACACCACCTGGAGAGAGGCGTGCCCGACGAGCCGCTCGGAGTTGTGGATGTGAAAGCCTCGCGCCTTGAGGTGGATCTCCTCGCCGGCATCATCGAACAGTCCCGCGGCCTGCTCCCACAGGTTGCCCGAGGTGTAGTCGCTGACCAGGTGCTTGCCGAGAAAATAAATATGATGCTGGGGCACGAAGCGGGCGCGGGCGCCGACGGCAGTCTTGAGCTCGTGCCACTCATCCTCGCGCACATCGTAGGCGAACGACTGGCCGCCGGTTGGGAACGCCAGCACATAGAACTCGCGGCCCCGGTCGACACTCACCCAGGCGATGGCGTCGGTGGATAGCGAGTAGCCGGCAATGGCCTCCTCGATGGCGACGTTGCTGATCCGGTTGGGCTGGTAGTTGACGAAGCTGATCACCTGGATGGTGCCGTGGTCGTCCACCGCCAAGCAGACGAGCGTGTCGGCGTAGCGCGAGACACTCCACGGCGCGTGGACGCCCCACTGGATCTTGGCGCCCTCGAGGCGCTCGAACGAGAAGTCGGCCTGTCCGGTGTTCTGCCATACCTCGGTGGAGCGGTCGCCGAACAGCCAGAGCTCGCCGTGGTCGGCCACCACGGTGCGCAACTTGTCGGGGTCAGACTCGGCGCTGGCGAAGTCGAGACCGTCCCAGGCGGAGCCATTCTTGAGATCGCTCACAAACCACAAATCGGTGCCCTCGTCGTTGACGATGAAGAAGCCGTCCAGATAGGTGACGTGGCTCGGGTTGTCGGGGAAATCCGGGTCCGTGATGCGTACCAGGTCGCCCTCCTCGATGATCGCCACCACCGTCGGCAGGCCAAAGGTGAGGGTGAGGATGAGCAGCGGCGCGGTGACGGCGGTCTCGGTGCCCACCGAGGGCGCGGCCAGGTGGAGCGGCAGCAACAGGAGCGGAGTCTCGATGGTGGCGATGAGCTCGGTGGCGGGGAATATGTAGCCGTTGCGCCCATCGACGATCATGAGCTGGGTGCCGTTGTCGTCCATCGACACGAAGCCCGAGCTCGTCAGCAGGAAGCCGGCCACGAAGCTCTCACCGTCCGGGCGGATAACCTCGAGCCTGTCCTGAAACACGGCATAGGCGCGATCGCCGAACTGGTGGACGCCGCGGGCCGGGAGCTCGCCCCAGTTGCCGAACGCCTTGAGCCCTGGGCGCCCGTAGATGGCTTTCACGTTCTTGGCGTTGGGCTTGCCCGCCGTTTCGACGTAGCAGTTCACCAGGGTCTCGGTGTCGACCGCGAACGATTTGCCCTGCTTGTAGCCGGCGGCAAACGGCAAGAGCATCGACTAGCCCTCGTTGATGTTGTAGCGGCGCCGTCGCCGGTTGGCCTGGAAGTCGAGCAGGCTCCGGTCGAACTTGGCGTCGGGCACCACCATGTACTCGGCGATCAGCTGGCGCTTCGCCCGGTCGGCCTGGGCGATGGTCACGTTGTCCACCACCTTCTCAAACTCGGACGCGAGCTCCAGCGCCAGCAACAGACGCAGCCCCCGGATGTGCGAATCCGGGAGCTCGATCTCGGAGTCGAGCGCCAGGTCGGTGTGCCCGATGTGGATGCCGTCGGTCTCCCAGGAGTGGAGGAGCTCGTTGAGCGTGACGAGTCCGTCCTCTGCCTCCTCGGCCGTCGCCACCTCACCTCGAGCAATGACGTTGATCCGGCGCATCGAGCGCGTGATCAGATCTCGCGCATTGATGGGCATGGCTTAGGTGGGCTCGGAGTCGGGCGGTGGGCCGTCCCGGTTTGGGTCTTGCTGTTCGGCCGTGCCGGTTTTCGCCTGGCAGTCGTCAGGTTGCGGCTTGGGCGGCTTGCCTGGTGGCTTGGGCTTCTCTGGTGGTTTCGTTGCCATGTCGTCGTCCTCGTGGTCGTCGTCGGTTGAAAGAACCCCCGGCCCGAAGGCCGGGGTAAGTCGGTCAGCGAGAGGAGTTAGACCGTCGTCCAATAACGCACCGCGAGGTCGGGGTAGATGGCCTTCCACCCGTAGAGGATGTCGAGCCGTATCGCTTCCGTGTCCGTGGTGATGTCGTAGGCCCGGATCACACGGATGCTGAGACCCTTGTGAGTGGCTCGCGCCTTGAACACCGCACCGAGCGGCATGATGAGCGGCACCGTCACCAGGGCGAACGCATTGCGATGGAACCCCAAGTGCTGGGCGTAGCTCGTTATCGTGGCGCCCAGCACTACGATGGCTGCGTCGTCGGCGGGAGCCG